GGGCGAGATCCTTCATGATCGTCTCGAGGCTTTCCCGCTCGTTCGAGGGGTCGGCCAGCGCGGTCAGGTGGTCGAGATAGAAGTGCTTGACGCCTTTCGCCGCGGCGAGGAACCGGATGCGGGCCTTGATCTGCTCCCACGTGGCTGCAGCGAAGTTGCCGCCGAACACGAGGGTGCCCTTGTCCTTCAGCTTCCGCGCAGCATCTGCCAGCTCCTGGTCGGTCCATTGGGCTGACTCAGGGAGCTTGTCGGAGGGGACGTGGAAGTGCTTGCCCGCGACCTTGCCAGCGATGCGCTTACCAGTCTCCCCGAGAGGCTGCTCGAGGTAGATCACCGCCGTCATGACCCCCAACTCAAGGGCGTCGAAGGCGATCTGCTGCGTGAAGAAGTCGGTCTTGCCGATCCCGGTGCCCGCGCCAAAGACGTAGACGTCCCCAGGGCGGCGCCCGATGGTCCAGTTCGTGAGAGTCTCGAGGAACCACGGAAGGCCTACCTCGACGGGCTTCATGACCTCGTCGTAGATCTCGTCGAACGTGTAGATGCCGTCTGGCTCGTAGGGCTCGGCGTTCCAGAAGGCCTTGGTGATGGCTCCAGGATCTCCGGCGACCAGCGCCTCGTTGGCGTCCTTGTACTCGCCGAGGTTCGCGATGAAGACCCGCCCAGGAGGCAGGATCATGGCGACCTCTTCCGCGGCCTTCTGTCCCGGCTCGTCGCCGTCGAACATGAGGACTATCTTCTCGAACTGCGAGACGAACTCGTAGTTCTCCTGGATCGCCTTCAAGGCATTCGCGGCGCCGTTCGGGAGGGAGACGACGGGATACTTGTTGGCGTTCGCCTGGGAGACGCTCAGGGCGTCCAGCTCGCCTTCGGTGATCACCAGCGAGCGCTTGTCCCCACCCTTCCACAGCCATTGGCCGTAGAGAGGAAGGTGGCGCGACTGGCCTAGGATCACGAAGTCCTTGCCGTGAAAGCGGAGCTTCTGGGCGATGGGCTCCCGGGTCTTGGGGTCGCGAATGACCGCGATGTGACACGGCTTGTCGTTGTACTCCCCGGTGCCGTAGCCCCAGAACCGACAGGTCTCCTCGCTCAACCCTCGGGGGCGCAGTGCCTTGATTTCCGAGTGGATGGGGCGGAAGTCGCCTTTAGGTTCTGGGGTCTCGTACTCGCCCCCTTCGGTGGGGGGCGTATGGTGGCCGCAGGAGTAGCAGTGGGTGTGGCCGTCACTATAGAGAGTGCCCGCGTCAGAGGACCCGCATTCGTCGCAGGGGCCTTGCTGGATTACGACACTCTCGCTCTCCTCATGGGCCAGCGACATTACTTGCCGGTGAGGTTGCGGATGTTCCGAGCGACCGTCATGGCGCGGCCAACCGATTCACGGCGGGCGTCGATGCGGTCGTAGATGGCGTCCATCTTGTCGAGGTCGCGGTTGTTGGCCGCTTGCTCACGCTCGATGAAAGCGTCCAGGTCGTCGACCATGCGGTCGAAGGTGGCCAGGATGTTGCCGACGTCACGGACGAGAGCGCGGCGGACGCGAGTGACGAACAGCTCGACGCCATAGAACGCCCGCTCGATGGGGTAGACGACGGCGTTGTTGATCGAAGAAAGTACCGACATGGTATCTCCTAGGTGTCAGGTGGTTGTCGGAGGAGTGCGGTGGTCGTCGCGGAATGCCATCCAGACGACCCACAGGACCCAGAGGCTCAGGCAGAGCCAGATGGGATCAGGAAGATCGGGCCAAAGCATACTCTTTGTACCGTTGCTTCGTGATCGGGTGGCGCTTCCACTTGTCCGTGATCGGGTAGCCCGCCTCACGAAGCTCCTGGATGCGCTTGGTCAGGCTCTGGACCGAGTGGTCCATGACAGCCTCGCGGAAGGTGATCGTACCGGCCCGCTTAAGGTGCCCGAGGACCGTCTGGGTCTGGGGCTTGAGCCTCGGTTGAGGGTTCATCGTAAACTCCACGGTGGAGGAACTGGGTGGTGCGGAAGAGAGCGAGCGCCTCGGCGTCAGTCATTTCGTAGTCGGTGTCGTCGTAAGGCACTCGGCTCTCCTCCGGTTTCGCGTGGTGGAGGCCACCAGGCGGCTGCTTGATTAAATGGACATGCTGATCCGGTTCGAGATCCACCCGAAGACGAAGTCCTCGTTGGCGGCTCGATGTTCGGCCAGCTCGATGTAGCGGGCGCCCTGGAGGCAATTCAGAGCCTTCAGGAGCGTGTGTTCGCCTTCGTCCCCGCGACGGCTCAGGAAGTCGTGCAGGGCCTCGATGGTGGCGCCTCCGCAGTCTCCGTCGACCGTGATCTCCCGGTAGTCCCGGGCACCGCGGTTGAAGACGTTGAGGCAGCGCTGGAGGAACGTCGTGGCCGTCTTGGGCCCCATGTTCACTCCGGTGTCGAACAGCTCGGCAGCGAGCGGCATGGAGAGGCGAGAGACGGCGTCGTAGCCTGGGTCGGTCCAGTAGACCTTCCGGTAGATCGCCAGTGCCTCGGCGCGTGTCATGGATCGCATGGGCCCAGTGAAGCCGTTCGCTCGAGCGGTGCCGACAGTGATCCCAAAGTTGGTCTCACCGCCCGCGTCTCGGGGGTTGTTGGTGTAGCCGCCTTCCTTGGACAGGAGGTCGGCCAGCATTTGCTCGATGGTCATGGGAGAATGTGCCCCATGCGCCGAAGCTCCTTGCGGATCTCTTCGGTGACGAACCGGCCAGCGTCCCGAGCAGCTTGCTCGAGGGCGAAGGCGCGTCCTTGGAGAGGCTCAGGGCCGTATCCGCTGAACGCAGTCGGCATGAGGGCGACGTTCATCTCTTGGGGGAGACGAAACGACATGACCTCCATCACCATCTCGTCCTGTTTGGGCGACTCCTTCTCCCGGAGGGTTTGGGTCCCTCGGAAGTTGATCGTTACTTTGTTCACTTGGGAGGCTCCTTGAGCCACTCTGGGGGGATCAGCTTCTCAGCGTACTGAAAGCCGTGCTTCTCGGCCCACATGGCGTGGGTCGTGGGTGATCCCTTGTAGATCGGTGCGTTGGCGCGGCTGAAAACAAACCGGATGTCGAGATCCGGATGCTGCGCCTTGATCAGGAGATGCTTCTGGCGATCCGACGCATCGAAAACGCCTTTGCCCTCCACGATGATACCGTTGTCCAGGAGGACGAAGTCGGGCGTGTAGGTCGCCTCTCGCTCCGGAACGGTGTATCGGATCTTGGTCTTCTCGTAGTCGAACTTCACGCCACGGGAGGTCAGATCGTCAGCGATGCGCTTCTCGAGACCTGACCGGAAACCGTGGGGGAGACGAGGAGCTTTTCCAGCCGCTCGGTTCGACCGGTTCCTAAATGTCCAGGGCGGACGAGTCGTCGCCATCGTCTTCGGCGCTATCGTCGCTGGTGTTGCCCGCGGCTTCGTCTTCCGCGTCCTCGGGGTCGTACTCGTAGCCGTCCTCGATCTCGTCGAAGGCGCTCGAGCCGTAGCCATTGAGGTCCTTGATCTGGACCTGGTGGAGCTGGGCGTGGATGCCCTTGTCGAAGTCGAGCAGCTCACCCGTCAGGCGGATGGTCGACCCGCGGCCAATCTTGACCTTGCGGGCCTTGCGGTTCTTCGCGTCGAAGATCGCCGGAGCGTACTTCGTCTTCGCGGTGAACACGACCTCGCCGGTCTCTTCGTCGACCGTGTAGGGACGGTGGAGGGTCGCCTTCTTCGAGCCTTTCAGCTCCTGGAGGGCTTCCTCGATCTTGTTGACGAACGCCTGGGTGTCAGGATCGTCGCCGCGGAGGACGAGCTTCGTCTTGTACTTGTTGTCCGCATACTTGCCCTTGGTGTCAGGGGCGTTCAGGTGCGGATAGGACGCCTCGCCGAAGGGCGTGACGAACTTCACCTTGCTTGCCATTGTTCTCTTGGGAGCTAGGGTTATGGAAGGCAAGGACCACCGGCCCTGAGGAGGCAACCAGTGGTCCTTGCGCCTGGTCACCGAAGCGGCCAGGGGGGATAAACGAAAACCCACCAGCGGGAGTGGCCGGTGGGTCTCGTGTGATACTCTACGTTTTAGGCTATCAGCTCGCCGTTCCAGGTCGATCCGGGGACCAGTGAGCCGCCGTTCGCCTTGGCCAGGAGGCTCGGGCCCTCGAAGTGTCCGTTGCCGTGGATTATGACCGGGCCGTTCTCCACACGGATCAAGGGCTCATTGCCGACCGCGTACACCTGGTTTAGGACAATGATGGGCGGACGGTCGATGTTGCCCTGAAGACGGAAGTGCGAGGCGCCTCCGATGCCCCCGGCACAGCGAGGGTTGAGGCTGACCACACGCTCGATGGTCGTGTCGTCCCAGAGCTTGGCCGCGGCACGGGCTTGCTCGACGCGCAGGAGGCCGATCCAGTTGGAGCGGGACTTGAGGTCCACGCCGCCATCCGGGACGTTCTTGACGAACAGGTGATCGATCTCGGTCCTGTCGACGCTCTCTTCGACTGTGACGCCGTCTCCGTTCCAGTAGCGGTCCTGGGGCCAGTCGTCCAAGATGTTCTCGACGTGCATGCGGGTGACTCGGAGGAGCTTGATGCGCTTCCGTTCCATGTCGGCGGCGAGCGCAGATCCGGTCAGGCTGTTGTCGAACTTCTCGCCGATCTGGAGGCCGGTCGCGATGTCCCCGGTGTCGGTGTTGGGAAGGTCCTGGTACCCAAGCCAGACGTCCTCGACGATGATCTCTTCGGACGGGCCGAAGAGGCGGAAGGCTGGACGGCCCTTAAGCTGGTTCTCGCCGTCGATGCGGCTGATGTACGCCTTGCCCACTCCACAACCGGCGCCACAGTAGAAGAAGCTGCCGACCGCACTGCCCATACAGTCGGACATATCGAGCTGCTGCACGAACAGGGTCCGATCCGTGTGCTTTACGGCGATGTAGTCGTCCGTGAAGTTCTTGTCCTGCACAGACACGGTGGACGTCGTGGCCTTGAAGGCGGGAGCAGTTTCCTGAGTCCCGATGGGAAAGATCGGGGCGTCTGGCATCGTGGTGTCGTCGAGAACCGGGTCGCTCGGGGGAGGAGGCGGTGGTGGGGCAGTCGATGGGCTCTCCGCGGTCAGGGTGCGGAGATGCTCTACAAGGCCCTCGATCTGGTCGAGGGTGTCGGTGATCTCACTCATGAGATGCGTCCTTAGGTTTGGGGAGTTGAGCCCGTGCAGCCGCCGATCACATCCAGCAGCCCACCGGCATATTCACGCAAAGCAACGTCGGACCCGGCAGCGATCTTGACGTCCTTCTGGGCCTGGCCGGTGAGCTTGTCGCCGACCTTCGGAGGCATCGCGGCCACGAGCTTCTTGAACTGCTCAGGGGTGACGCAGTGAACCGTCTGGATCCGCGTCTCGATCTTGGGTCCAGAGCTGCAGCCGGTCACAAGGGCCAGGGCGGCAGCGAGTGACAGTAGTCGTCTCATATCGAGTTCTCCCGTGTGTGGAAGTCGCGAAGCCCCCGGGCGATGGTGAAAAACTGCGAGGCCTCTGCCAGCACCAGGTTCTTATCGCGCAGAGAGTTGACCTTCTTCTCATTGAGCGCTCGTACCCGGTTGACGGCAGCAAGCTCACACTTGTCTGCGATGGGGAGGAGGTCGTCGTGCTTCATATCGTGTTCCTCAGCAGCTCGAGGTCGGGGGTCGTGCAGTCCGGTCCCTCCGGGGCGTCGTGGATGTGCTGGACGATGGTCTTGATGCGCTCGGGGCCTTGGACGACCTTGGTGACGGTCTTTTCGGAGATGCCGTGCTGGACGTCTTGGCGGGTGGTCATGTCGCTGATCTGCTGGTTCAGCTCGACGATCCGCTGCATGTGCTTCTGGTCGTCAGCCTTCCAGTAGTCACGGCTGTGGTCGAGGGCCCAAAAGCCGCCGATCACGGACGCCAGGATGGCGAGAGGCACGGCGATCTTCACCCAGGGAGGGATGATCAGGTCTGTGATGTTCATTTGGCGAAACTCCTAGATTGGCGATATTTCAGGCAAATGCGTACAGGGCGTCGTCGATCACACTGAGGTCCAGGTCGCCCTTCTCGGGCATTGGGGGGAGCCTCGACGGATCGCTCAGGTTGGCCTCGGCACTCCGAAGGACCTCTTCGAACGGGTCGTAGTTCTCGTACATGCCGATGAAGGCCTTCCGGATGATCCCGAAGAACTCCGCTGTGCGCCCTGCGTGGGTTCCGAAGCTGTCGTGGATCAGGGCCAGCGAGTGGATCCCGGCGTCCTTGGCCTCGAGGACCGTGAGCATCAGATGTGCGCCGTCCATCGAGTGAATGACGTTGGGCGCCACTGCCGAGCGGGCCTTGTCCTTATCGATCCGGTCGAGTGGCTTGGTCCTGATGTTGGCCCTCACCTGACGGATCACGCCAGCGTCAGTCACCTTGTCCCTCACCCCGGCATCCGTGACGGGCATGCGGCGGTCGTACAGGAACAGCTGGACGGACTTGGTGTCCCACTCGCTGTACTTGTGCATCACCGGGAGGCCGATGGGGGTCGTCCAGACAAGCGGCTTCTTCTCGTGGGCCAAGGCTCCAGCGACCTTCTTGAAGAACGTCATGCCGTCGGTCGCCCGATGCACGATGTTCGTCACGCTCCGGTAGACCTTGGCCGCGATGTACCCAGAGGCCGCGAAGCCACCGTCGCCGTCGACCGCGTAAGGGTTCGCGGGGATCTTGCCCTCGAGGACCTTGAGGTTCAGCGGGGCCATGAGGTCCTCCATGAGCTGCTGGCGGAAGCCGTACTGCTCGCTCGAGTAGGGGAACGTCATGACGTTGCGCTTGACCTCCTTGCGACCGATGCCAGCGGCAAGGACGATCTTGGCGATCTCGGAGCCCTCGGAGGCGTCACGCTCCATCGTGGCTACGACATCGTCGGCTACCGTTTGGTAGAGGTCCGCAGGGACTTCCGAAGGCGTGAGCGAAACGAGCGCCGCTTCGTCCTCTGCTCGGAGCGCCGCGGAGTAGTGCTGGAGTCCTGAGTTAGATCCGTCAAGCGCAACAGGGATCCGGCTCTCGAAGTCTTCAGATCGTCCGGATTGAACCCAGTCAGCGTACTCGAAACAGGCGGCAAGGAAACTGAAGGGCTTATCGGCAGTTCCCCACCAGTCGTGGGTTCCTTGAGGATCCGCGGCTGCACTGAGGATTGCCGCTTCGTTGGCGGCGACCCAGTCGAGCCGGTCGTCGAAGGATCGCTTGCTGACCTTTTCGAAGTCGCCAGTGTTAGCGAGATGGATCGAAAGCCATGCTCCACCAGACTCGCCAAGAGGGCATCCATCAGCGAACTGGAGGAGCGCTTTGACGTGGTCCGACCGTTGGTGGCTGAAGTGGCAGACAGGGTAGACCCGTCCGCGAAAGTCAAGGTTATGCGGGAGATAGAATCGATCATAAGCGGACAGCTCCCGTGCGGTTTCGATGTCTCGGTCGGTGATGCTCTTGTCGGCAGCAATCGACCGGTTCCGTTCTTCGATCTGACGGAGCTTGATACGGTAACCCTTGCGCTGTTGGTCGTCCATGCCCTCCCAGAGGCTCTCAGGGAGTCGCTGAGGACGTTCCAGGGACTTCCGCAGCGGAAGCTTGCCGATCTCGACGTCGTGCTTGTAGGCCCACTCTACGACGTCCAGGACGCGCCCGTTGATCGACCAGGCGACTGCCTGAACGTAGTTGAGGGCCTCCATGACGTAGTCGAGCTGACCGTTGTCGATGGCCTGAGCGAGCATCCGCTTGTGGTCCGGGTGGTGGGTCCGGACGAGCTTCACGCGGCGAGAGGACTTCTCGTCGTAGTAGCAGCCGGTGTTCATGTCCGTCCAAGGCCGCGGTGGGACGACCATCGGGCGATAGACGGGCTGGTTCCACGCGAGGGTCTCGCGGAGGTCGATCAGAAGCTCGGCGCCCTCGTTCGTGAGGCGGGCGACGGTCTGCATCCGGCCCTTCTTGGAGATGGTGGCCAGCTCGAAGATTTCAGGCAGGGCGAGGAGGACGGCGTTGAGGAGCGGTTCCCCGATGCGGACCTTGAAGTCGGTCTCCCAGGGCTTCCACTCGATGTTGTCGTCGGCGAGCTTCTTGAAGGCCTTCTTCCGCATGCGGCTCGAGCCCTGCTTGGCGACCCGGTCGTGGATCCGGCGAGCGACCTTACGACCGCGGGCCTCCTCCAGCTCGAGGGCCATGATCTCCTGCTCGACGGTCGTCCCGATGTGGACCTGTACCTGAGTGGTCGAGTACCCGATGGTGACGCCGTTGAAGGTGGAATTGAGGGCGATGTAGGCTAGGACGTCGGGGTCCAGTCTCTTAAGGGTCTTAAGTCCCGTATGAGTCTTCCCTTTGCCCTTGTTGTCATTCTCTTCGATCCACTTAAGGACCTGTAGTGTAACTAAAGGTAGGGCTCCCTTGATCAGCTTCCGTCCCTCGGCGGTGGCGTGGGCACCCTCGTTCGTCTGGGTGTTCTTCTGTTCTTCCAGGTAGCGGTAGTACCCCTCCGATGTTGCCTTCTGTTCGAGACGCAGCTGGGCGTCCAATAGCTCTTGATCCGGTTGCATCCTTACTCCCGATGCGCTTGAGGCCAGTCCAGTGTAACTCTACGTTTTAGGCCCCGAACGAAGGCTACGCAGTGCTACTGTTGAGGCACTGAGATAATCGCCATTTGGCGACATTCAAGGGATTGAAAAAGGGGCCGGAAGCACCTACGCCTCCGACCCCTATAGGACAGTCCGCATCAGATTCGGCGGGTCCTCTATGGTTGGGCTATCTAAGCCCTTTGCTTCTCCCAGACAAGCGTGTCGTCGTCGATCAGGACTTGGACCGCTGTCGTCTTGTCGTCTTCCCACAACGCTTCGCCCCGGGCTAGGGCCTCGTCGAGGTTAGAAAAATGCTGCACACTTCTAACAACAAAACGATCCGGTCCCCCGCGCAGAGGTCCCTCACCGGGCGCTAAGTCGTTGTCGGCTTGGATCTTTGACCGGATTTTAAGTCTCCAGCGTCTACCGGTTCCGCCACGTCCGCTGATCTCAGCTCCCTCTAGAGGCAGTGCATTCTCGAGAGCAGCCCCGTCGGTCAAACGTGCGGGAATCCCCCACGCATCTGTCCCCCACATCGGGTTGCTCGCAGACATTAGGTCTCCTGACAACTCTGCTCAAATAAAGCGGCGACCTTGCCCACGGCCTTCTGGAGGTCCTCGTTGCAGACGTGGGCGTAGCGGAGGGTCGTCTGGATGGACTTGTGACCCGCCAGCTCCTTGATGATCCGGATGTCGACCCCGGCCTGGACGAGCCTCGTGCAGAACGTGTGGCGACAGGCGTGGAACACGAAGTCCTCGTCATGGTCCAGGGCCATCACTGCCTTCGCCTTGTCCCACTCGTACCTCAGCTGACGCTCGGTCGGCATCCCGATCTCGCGAAGGTACATGAGGTCCGCGTGTGTCTCGGGGCTGATGGGGATGGAGCGAGCCTTTCGGTTCTTCGTCTTCCACAGGTGGATGTGGTCGGCGGTGACCTGAGCCTCGACGCCCTCCACAGCCTCGTAGATCTCCCCGCGGCGCATGCCTGTACGGATCGCCACTCGGACGAGGGTGTCGTAAGGATCCGGCAGGACCGAGTAGAGGCCCTTCTCTTCGTCCGGAGAGATCCAGCGGATGCGTCCCTCGTCCTCGTCGAGCCACTCGATCTTGGGCATGGGGGTCTGCCGGTACCCGCGCTCGATGGTCCACTTGAGGAACTTGGAGAAGGCCGCAAGGTACCGGTTGACCGTGGAGTCACCCAGCGGTCGACCCTTGGGCCCTGAGGCCTTCAAGGTCGTCACCAGCTCGTCGATCAGCTTGGTGCTGACGTCGTCGATGGGCTTGTCCCCAAGGACATCCACGATGTGCCGGAGCTTCTTGAAGTTGCCGTCCGAAGACTCCCGGCCACGCCACAAGGACTGCTCGGCCCTGTCGATCAGATCGGACATGCGCTCCGTCTGCTGCGGGAGGTATCGCGTTGTCTTCTCAAGGGCCGGGGCGCCGCTCTCGAGCTGCCTGATGAAGGATCGCTCGAGGGCCTTGGCGGACTTGTAGTCGTCGGCTCGGCCCTTGAGGACCTGACGCCCCCTCTGGACCTCCACGCGCCAGCGCCCGGTCGGCTTCCCGTCCCGCTTATCGGCGTAGATGGACACCTAGAGGACCTCCACCAGCTCATTGAAAAACAGCCTCCCCGCGTCGGAGAGGTAGTAGCTGTTCTTCCTAAGGTTGGACTGGTCCTGCTCGCGAACGACGAGCCCGAACCCGCTGCCTGGACCTCCGGTTCGACTTCGGTCGGACAGTGAGAGCATGTAGCGCGACATGTTGGACAGGGAGATGCCTGAGGCGTCTGCCAGCTCCTGTAGGCTCTTGCCCTCGTTGAGCGCCACGGACACGAGCGCGTGGGCCAGAGGGAGAGGAATGGTATCCTCGATATCACGAAAAAGCCGGAAAGCCCTATCGAGCTTCCGGATCTTCTTGAGCGACGGCCCTTCCACGGGCGCTACCGACAGTGGCACGGTACTGTCGGGGACGACCTGAAACACACTACTTTCCTCCTGTGTTCTTGTTGCACCCCCTGAGGGCTTGGCTCCCTCCAACGCGAACAGCTTATTGGTTGATCCCAATTTTGTTATGTTCTCATTCCGTTCTACTTTCGCAAAAACACCGATCTCTCAAAAATGCGAAAGTTACGCATCGGATATAGTTGAGAGACCGGTGTAGTCAAGAGGACATTACTGTGATTTGTTGGCGTGGGCCGCGGCGACATCCTTCGCGCCGATGATCAAACCGGAGCCGATCAGGACTTCCATCAGGGCGCCGGAAAGGTCCTTGAGGGCTACCTCTTGACCCGAATAGGTCCGGTAGCCCGCAAGCGCAATAATGGAGAAGAACGCCAGGCCCGCGAGGATCCTTGCGAGATCCCAGGCCTTGTTGCCTACGCTCTTGAAGAGGTCGGCAATGAACTTACCCATCGCTGCTCTTCCCGGCAGGGCCGTACGCGAAGCGGTCGTACAGGCGAACGGCTCCCAGCACGATTGACACGAGGCCGGAGATGATGGTGATCGCAATGGCGGCGTGAGCGAGGCTTACCCCCGCGACCACGAAGCCAGCGATGGTTCCCGCCTCCAGTACTTGGTGATGATTCATCTTAGGTCCTTAGACGCGGGATACGCGCACACATTCTAGGGTGATCGTGTCGGCAGCGTTGGCCAGCTGCCCGGTCACGAAGATCGTTTGGTCGACCGTCCAGTCGAGCGTGAGGATCGTCAGCGTGGACGTGCTGGACCCTGCATACCCGGCACCGTTCAGGTACTTGTTGAGGGTACCCGCGCCCGTCAGCGCCCTGATTGCCAGAGAGACGAGAGGACATTCGGTGGCCGTGGTCGTGCGGGTCTTGTTGTAGCAGTTCACCGCCGATCCGAGGCTCGTGCCGACCGACACGCGAAGGGTCTTGTTGTTCGCGTTGTTCGTGTACGACCACAGAGGCTCGATACGCAGCTCGTCGCCGACCTGAAGCGTGTTCGCCGGGATCACCAACGAGTACAGCGTGGTCTCGGTCGTGGTGCCGGTGACCGACTGGGCCGAGGTCTGAGTGCCGAGCCTTCCGGCCAAAGCATCCAGCTTCGTGCCGTTGAACACGAGGCCTGTCCCGAGACCGACCTCCGAGGGTGCTGCCGCGGATCCGGTCGGGTTACCGAGGATCTTCGACGCAGCGACGTTCTGGATCTTGGGGAAGGTGATCGCGCCGTTGTCGACGACCCAGCTCGCACCGGACGAGGAGACCGTGATGTCGCCTTTGTCGCCGTCAGTGACTCCACCACCCCCCGAGGCCGTGATAGTCACGTGGTTGGTCGTGTCGTCGGGCGTCAGAGTGACGTTGGTCCCGGCCTGGAGGATCGAGGCGACGATGTCGTAGACAGCCTCGTCCAGAACCTGATTGACCCCGTAGTCTGGGACCCAGGTTCCAGGCGTTCCGCCAACCGTGCAGACCCATTGCCACGGTTCGCCGACGTCGGGGTCCTGGTTGATGATGCGGTCACCCTTGACGTAGGTTCCGGTCGTCGGAGCCGCGGTCCCGGGGAAGAACTTCCGGTCGTTAAGGCCGAAGCCGTTCGGGAAGTTCATCCTGTTGCCGCCGACGTTGCGCGTCGTGGAGTTGTAGGTGATCTCGAACGGCCAGAAGGCGGTGTTGCCGCTGTTCAGGAGAGTCCAGAGGAAGCTCGTAGAGCCAGCCTGAAGGGAGTAGGTAGCATCCCACTCCAGCATGCCGTTGGAGAGATTTAGGTGGTGGGTGCCATCCGCGCTATCGGAGCGGAACTTGCCAACCAGCGTACCGTCGGTCTGGTTGCTGAGGACAACGCCTCCGCGCCATCCTGAGCCGAGGAAGCCGCCCCACGCAGTCGTCAGGTTCCCGAAGTCAGACGGGTTCTGATCGCTCTCGGAGTAGCAGCCGTACAGCTCATTGCGGGCTGAGGGACCTGAGAGACGGAATGCGCCACCAGCACGGAAGGTCGTTCCGCTGACCCAGTTGACGACGCCGTTGTAGGTTCCGCCGACGCCGATGTGCCTCCAGCCTTGGTTGTCGGCTGTGGTCCCGGTCGGAGGGTTGGTCGAACACCAGACCTCTTGTCCCGAAACGCATGCATAGCGCCTACCGCTGTAGACACAGGCAGTGGGCGTCGATCCAATAGCGCCGTCCCATCCGTTTCCAGAACTGTGGACCGCGACGAGAGTGATGCCGATACCGGACGGGGACTCGATGGCCCACGTGCGGTTCATCGTGAAGTTGCCGCCCGAGATGCGCCAGACGTTGGTGTCGGCGCCGTCCAGGTAAGCGCCGCGGCGGCAGTTGCGGACCTCAACGTCGGTCAGCTGGCAGATGCTGGCTTCGCCCTGGTGGGTCGTGTCGCCCGCAGTCACGTAGGCCCAGATGCCGTCGCCCTGGAACCCATCGATGATCAGGTCTTCGAGCTTGGCATGGGTGCGGATCGCGATGCCGTGGAACTCGCCCTCGGTGCCCGCGTAGCCGCCCTTGAGCGTCATGTGGCGGACAGTCGCGTCCGTACCGGCACCAATCGCCGAGCCGGAGGAGCCCGTCAGGCCGTCGGCACTGTTCGGGTACTGGATGATGATGCCCGCGGGGGTCCCTGCGGACCAGCGGAGCTGAGTGCCTCGACGGCTCACACCCTCGAAGATCATCGTGGTGCGGATGTTGAGGACGGTCGAGCCGAGGAAGTAGCTTTGCGCCTTACAGCGAAGGATCGGCGAGCCGGAGTACCCGGTGCGGTTCTGGTCGAGGAAGTTGTTGGCCGCGAGGAAGGCAGCGCCGTCGTCAGTCGTGTCGTCCCCTACCGCGCCGAACCAGTTGGGGCAGACGGCCCATTCGTACTGGCGGACCCAGGCACCTGAGGCACCGGTGGTGTCGGAGGCCGGAGGAACGTAGACGCCCTGGTTGGGGTCCAGGGTGACCATCGCCGAGAGATTGGCGCTGCTCCAGATGAAGGTGCCTTCGCGTCCAGCCTCACGGAGGTAGACGATGTTCGTCCCGGTGAAGCTCGCCATCGCCGAGCGGGTCGACTTGGTGATCGGGAAGCCCGACCCAATGACGCTCTGCAGGGCCGCGACGTCGGAGGCTGAAGCCATCGAGCGCCCGAAAGTCGACAGGACGGAGGGGTCGATGGTGAACACCGTGCCGGTGCCCGAGATCGAAATGTCGCCCTTGTCTCCGTCCGTCAGGCCAGTGCCGTCAGCTCCGTGGAGACTGTCGAGCCACTCGGCCTCGGTGCCGACGAAGCCATTGGCGACCGCGACCTCATAGGCTGAAGCGCCGTCAGGGCCGGTAGCGCCGGTCGCTCCAGTCGGACCCTGAGGACCTTCAGGACCGGTTGCTCCGGTCGGCCCGGGGTCGCCCTGTGGGCCTTGGATGCCCTGCGGTCCCTGAGGACCTTCCGGACCCTGGATGCCCTGTGGGCCTTGGGGACCCTGAGCCCCGGGAGCGCCTGAGGGAATCGTGAAGTCGAGCACCGCGTCGGTAGCCGTGCCTGAGTTGACGACTGCAGGACTGTCGCCGGTCGTGACGGCTCCAATCGTGATCGTCCCGACGAAGTTGGCGTCAGAGCCGTTGATCGCGTGAAGAGATGGGGACTGCGCCTCGTCCACGCTGGTCACGGAGTCGGGCGCATCCGCCCCCTGAGTGTGGAACGAAGGCATGTCTTAGTCGTCCTGAGTGTCGTAGGCCGGTGAGATGGCCATCGGGCCTGAGAAGGCCTCGTTGATCGTCTGATCCTGGATCTCGGCGAGGGCCTCCTTGAACTTGGAGGCGAACCGGTCGAGGCGCTCGTCTTCGAAGTGATCCGCGGCGTACTCAGCGGCCCCGTAGACCAGGGCGTCGATGCAGCTCACGGACCACTCGTTCTCGTCGGTGTCGACGGCAAGCGGCTTGGCGGTCCCGGTGTACAGGAGGCGGACCTCGGTTGTGTCGGATGGGACCGGACGGAGCCGGATCTGACCGCCGATCTGCGTCCAAATGAGCGGAGTGCCGATCTGGGTGTCGGGGATCCTGATCAGCTCGCCGATGGGGACCCGGGTCAGCTCCTGATCGCCGACGTGGATCGCTTGGACCTCAAGGAAGTCGTTCGGGACCAGGAAGGCGCCCGCGGCGCTCGCGTCGAGCGTGAAGCTGACGTACTTGTCCATGAAGGACGGGCGCGGGGCATACTTGAGGGGGTCAATCTGGGGCCAGCGCTCGAGGCGGTCTTGCGCCTGATTGATGAACTGACCGGCAAGCGTGTCCGTGAAATCGGTACGGTTGATCAGCGCCCGTAGGTAATCACGGGCTTGCTTGAAGTTCATGTGAGGGGCGTCCTAGAGGCGCTTGGAGGTCGCGATCAGTCGGTCCATGTCGAGGGACTGCAGACGCTGAATGATGTCCGCGACGGTGATGTTCTTGTCGAAGATGTTGAAGCCCTGGCGAAACCAGTGGTCGACCACGACGGTCGGGATGCGGGCCGCGAGGGCGAAGTTGCCTAAGGCGTTGTGATCCTGGATGTCGCGAATGGCCGCGATCTCGTCCAGGAAGTCGGCGGGGATCTCTTGGGTCCGGACGATGCCGGTGAGGTTTTCATCCGCGTCGAACGTGAAGTCGATCTCCGTGTCGAGGAGATTCGCTTCGCTCCAGTTGTTGGATTGCATTTAGGTACCAAAAAATAGCCCCAGGGAGCCGGTGAGGGCCCCCTGAGGCTGGGAGAGACGTGATTACGTCAGGGCGTTGATCAGGCCCGAGGACAAGAAGTTCTTGTTCTTGAGACCCTTTTCGCCGACGATCATGTGCTTCTCATTGTCGCCGGTCTTCGCGAGCTGGGTGCGCGAGAACGGACGCAGAGTCACCTCCGACCACATGCTGCCGTCGAGCAGCCAGGCGTTGGTCGACTTGAGGAAGCGGTTCAGCACGACGCGGAACTCGCCGTACGGGGACACGTAGAGGTCCACGACGTTCACGAGCTTGCTCTCGTTGCGGAAGTCGCGCTGACGACCGCTCGAGGCAGTAAAGCCAGCGACGATGCGAGCATCTGCGGGCTTGATCATGAACACGTTCGGCTCGGCGCCTTCGCCGTAGCAAGCCTCGGCGCAGTCGAGGAGCATATCCTCGGTGAGCGCAGCGGTGCCTCCGGCAATCGTCACCGCGGCGTCGACCATCTGGTCAGCGGAGGCGGTGCGGCGAGCAGTCGCGGTGGCGTCACCAGCAACCTTCGCCTGGCTCACGCCGACGTACGCACGTTCGACGTCGCGCTTGACCTCGGCCATGCCCTTCGCGAGCTGGTACGCGGTCTCCTTGCGACGACCGTACTGGTCGACAGCGTCTTCGGTCGCCGAGACCTTGATGGTCTTCTCGAAGATCTGCGTGTAGTTGTCGCGCAGGACGGGCGGCACGAGGGTCGCCTCGGTCGCGTCGAAGCCTTCGACGTTCGCATTGTCCTGAGCGTCCGCGAGGCTGTCCTCGAGCCACTCGAAGTGACGGTTGCGGGTCTTGTCCGAACCGATCAGCGTCTGGAACGGCGTCTTGGTCGGGCTGATGTTGGAGATGATATCATCGACATCCTCTTTGATGCCGACGGTATCGTAGGTCGTGTAAGCGGCCATTGTTTACAGTGGTTTCTTGGTCTGAAGTTGGGGCTTAGTCTTCGTCGCCCTCTGCCCACCGGGCCATCAGTGCCTCAGCAGCGGCATCGGTAGAGCCGGTGTCACGCAGCTTGCGGAGAGCCGCATCGGCGCCCTGCTTGCGACCGAGGTCCTGAGAGGCCTTGGTCTTCGACTTCAGCGGCTTCTTCGAGGCCTTCGTCTTCTTCTTGATCTGCGTGTTCGCCTTCGACTTGGCCTGGACGTAGCGTCGGGCCATATCGATGATCTTGAAGGCAACCGGGTCGACCATCATGTCGACGGCCTCCTGGTCCATGCCCTGCGAGACCGCGAAGCTGCGGATGTCGTCGTATAGGGCGGGGGACCAGCCTTCGATGCCGGTGTCGGGGTTGGACAGGACGTCCATGCACTGCTTCGCAGCTTCCATGAGCTGCTCTTGGCGAGCCTTCTGCGTCTGCGAGAAAACGTCGTCGACCTGGTTCTTCAGGAACATGACGTCTTCCGCGGCAGCACGGGCCTCGGTGCGTAGTGCGACGAGTTCATCGGGTTCGAGCTTCGACTGGGCGACAACCCAATCGATCTTCGAGTACGGAGCGTAGCGCTCCAACGCCTTCTTCAGCAGCGCCTCGGAGGCAACTGTGAAGCGGGCACCCTCGTCTTCCGTCTTCTTGCGAAGCTCGGCGACTTCCTGAGACTTGCGAGTGAGAGCCGCTTCCTGGCCGTAGAGTCGCGTGAGATCCTTTACGGATACAGTGCGCTCCTCGCCGTCGACCTTGACCTTTACGACGGTGTCGAGGTTCTCGAGGACGTCGGGTTCATCGCCCTCGCCTTCGTCTTCCTCGTCGCCTTCGTCTTCGTCATTGCCGTCGTCTTCGGAGCCTTCCTGGTCCTCTTGGTCCTCATCGGATCCTTCGGCGGATTGGTCCTCGTCGCCCTCTTCGTCGTCCTCAGTCTCGGCGGACTGACGAGAGGTTTCCTCATCTTCATCCCGGTCGGATAGCTTGTCAGCGTCCTTCCACTGGGCGAGAAGGGCTTCAGCCGCATCAAACGGCTGCGTGTCGTGCTCGACGCCCTCGCGGGTAGTCGACATAGTAGATGTCACCTTTGTTTTCGGGCGTTATTCAGCGGCGTCGTCGCTGGAGTTCACCATCCGCTCGATCTCGTCTTTTGCTTGGACGCGAGCGTTGAGTTCCGCTTCGATAGCCTTAAGGCCCTGATAGAAATTGTAGTTGGCCTCTCGCCCGCTGGTGTCGGTGGGCTTGGACTCGGTCCATTGCGCCCATGACTCGAGGCAGAGGGATTTGATTACGCTCTGGAACGTGTCGTCGCTGAGGAGAGCTTGAGCCTTCAGGCCCTCCTCAACGATATCCATTTCCTTCGCGGTGAGATCCCGCGCCATACGTTAGTACAGCCGGGGACGACCGGTCATGTTGCCCATCCCGAACGCGGGCGGGGCGAAACTGCCTCCCATGGCGGGAGGGACGATGCCGGTGTTGCCCTGTGCGGGCGCAGCGCCGCCTAGGCCGAACCGAGCAGCGAGCTGCGGGAAGCGGGCCTGGAGGCTGGCTAGTAGATTGGGCTGCTGGAGCATGCTGAGGATGCCCCCACCGCCCAGAGCACCGCCACCGCCGAACGCGGGAAACGGGCTGGCCATCCGGGGACCGGGGCCCCCCTGTCCGCGCTGGGCGAACGCCTGGGCCATCGGGCTCGCAGCGGGTCCGCCTTGCGGATCCATCATTGTTGGTGAGTACATTGGTTATCCGTTCGGACTGATGATTGCGCTGGACTTGATGTTCTCGTCGGGTGCTTCGTTCTCGGCACGTTCGGCGAGTTCCATCTCCTTCTCAGCGACCTCAATGCGGTTCGCGGTCTCGGCGTCCTTGCGGTCGGCGTCACGCGCCTTCAGCATGAACTCGAGGGTCTGGAAGCGCTTCTCAAAGTCTTCGCGTACCTCGGCCAGCTGCGCTGCATGCTCCTCCTTCATTGCGGAGATCTGGAGCTTGCCGTCGATTTCCTTGGCCTGAGCTTGCTTGAGGGCGATCTCGGCCTGAACCATCGGATCCGGCTCCGGAGGAGGCACGGTCGCCGGGTTCGCAATGAACGAGTCGACGTCCTTGTGACCCTTGGTCTCGAGGACGCTCTTGTACACGTTGTAGCGCTGCTGGGGCCCATACAGGTGTTGGACCTGAGGGTCGCCCGCGATCATCTGGTGGATGCCGAGCAGATCCTGGACGGTGGCGTCACGCTCACCGTAGCCGAGCTTGAGGTCGACCGTGGCATAGCACATGTGATCCCAGTCGGAGGGGTTCACAGGGACCCACTCGCCAGCGATCTTGAGCATGCGCTCCTTGGTCTCGTACTCCATCGCGAGACGGATGATCTCGACGTAGAGCGGCTTCAGGAACTGATTGGCGAACTCGCGGGCAATCGTCTTCTGACGGATCTGCGAGAGGCCGACCAGGTCCTCGACCATGCCGCGGCTGTTCTGCTTCGAGATGGCGTCCTTGTTGAGGCCCTTGGACAGCCGTGAGACGCCGGTCGCGTCCTCCTTGTCGGTGTCCAGCATCTCGATGGTCTGGAAGACGAACGGGTTCATGTTCGCCTGGTCCAGCGGCATGATGCCGTCGGCCCGAGTGACGTTCACGATCCCGCCGATGCGGTTGTCCAGCAGCTCCCTCGGGTTGGTGAGGGCTCCGCGGACCACCTTGTAGCGCGGGTTGTTCGTGATCGTCGCGTGATCGATGATCGAGCGTGTCAGAACCGTCTTGGAGTTCTGGATCGGGATCGCCTTCTCGGCGAGGTTGGCGCCGTAGAAGCTGTGCGGGGTCGGAAGCGGGCAGAACGTGATGAACGGGTGCCGTTCGACCTGTTCGCGCTCCAGGATCACCTTCGAGTTGTCGTGGACGATGCGCCAGAGCTTCGAGGAGCCGCTGCCGTCGAGATCGAGACGGATGTACGTCTCGTAGATAACGAGGATCTCTTCGGCGCCGTCGCGGCGTTCGGACGTACGGCCAAAGCCGTCGCTCACCGGGTCGAAGCGCGTGATGCGCTCGGGATCCGTCTCGAGAGTGTTGTCGGAGCCGCGGGAGAGCTTGGCGATCTTCGCGGGGTCGTACCCCTCGGCCTTCAGCTCGCTGCGGGTCTTCTCCATGCGGCGCGTGATCTCGGCGCCCTTGAGCGTCTTGATCTGAGGGTTGACGACGAACTCTTCCGCAGGGACAGGCTCGACGCAGATCTGGGAGTTGTCGACCTTCTCAACGACCGTGCCCGAAATGAGGCCAGTGTCTTCGTCGATCTCGATCTCGCCAGCCTCGAGCTTGTCGTTCTGGAGGATCGCGGCGAGTTGATCCTCGTCGATGTCCTTGAACTCACGCTCGATCTCGTCGATGCGCTCGTCCCAGTAGACCTGGGCGATGCCAACGCGAGCGGTGAGGCCGTCGTGGATCACGGCGCTGAACAGTGCGGTGCCGCTGTTGAGTTCGAACACCACGTGGTCGGCGTACGCCGTGGACATCCGAGCCAGCGGAACGTAGTCGGCTGCGTCCGGACTGAACTGGACGATGCCGTTCCCCGCTGAGAATGTCTCCAGGAGGTTGGCTTTCAGGCTCTCGACGGTGTCGAAGACGTCGGTGGAGACGTATTTCGAGTTACCGGCATGGACTGGCTTCGGGAGGACCCCGTTGTAGTAGTCCATGACCTTCTGGCGCTCGCGGGCCAGCTTGGTATCGAGGAACTTGACGCCGCTCTGGATGGTCTCACGAAGGGACGCCAGGATGTCCTGGTCGGTCTTCTTTCGTGCCATTAGATAGCCTCAATGTAGTAGTCGTCGGTGCTTTCGACGGGCGTGAAGACGCCTTCGTGAATGTGGTTGACTAGGGCGAGGGCCGTGACGCAGTCGTCGTGACAGCCTTCCTCGGCCTCCATGTTGCCGCTCTCGTTGACGATGAACGTCTGCATCTCGCGGAGCGTCGTGCGGTCGTACAACTCCAGCTCGCATTCGCGCATCGAGGCGCGGAGCTGGTCGATCACGAGCGGCTTGGACTTGACGGTCGACCGGAAACCTAGGTTGATGGTCTCCTTGTCCTCGACCTTGTCGTAGACCGTCTCGGTGTAGAAGTTCGCGTAGGCGAGATCCTTGCCCAGGCGGGTACACGTCAGGATGCCGTGGTTGTTGGACTCCACGATGATCCTGGCCATGTTGTAGTAGTGGCCGAGGGTCTGGAGGACGGTCGCGAAGTAGTCCGGGTGGATGTGGCCGTGCCAAACGGCAACCTGTCGCTTCTTGCTGTCGAGGATCTGCGCGACCGAATAGTCGCCTCCTCGGACGCCCATCGCGACGTCGGCGCCGATGTAGTAGGTCTCCTTGGCGTCGAACTCTCGGTAGACGAGAAGCTCGCCGCGGGGGTCCTTCTGCAACTCGTGGCCGTCAGCGGTCTGCTGCGCGGACATACGGTACAGCGGATCCGGCGGGGACTTCAGGAGACCGGCCAGCTGCTCACTGTCGAACACGGGGCGACCGGTGGTCAGGAACGCTTCGTCGGGTGTCGACGGGTACTCCTGCTTGAAGAGGTCGAGGCCGTTCTGGGCGACCTTCTTGCGACGGAACATCAGCTGCTCGTCGTCGAGGCCTAGCTCGGCCACGAGGTCCTCTTCGTCGGGGGTACGCTCGAAGCCTTCCGGGACCGGCTCGCGGTACTCGTCCTGGATGAACCAGGGCAGGAAGACCGGGATGTAGCCGTTCGTCCCTTCGACGGCGGCTTGCCACATGTCGTAGAAGATGCCCGAGACGCCGTTGGCCGTGCTTTCGATGAAGATCGCGGTGCCAGCGGAGTTCGGGATGGCCTGGGTGAGGCCGTTGAAGTTGTCGAGGGCCGAGGACTTGGGCCAGAAGGCCAGCTCGGATAGGTGGGCGAAGGTGAACGTCTGCGAACGACCGATTGCTTCACCACCCGCGGTCGCGACGGTGTAACCGGAGTCGAGCTTGTCGAACTTCAGCTCCCGGCGCGAGGAGTACTTGGTCGAGGGCTTGAGGGCTTCGGGGCAGTTGTCGTGGTAGCGCTTCGTCATGTCGAACAGCGCCTTGGTGCTGTCCGCATGGTGCGTGACGACGATGCCCTGCTGCGCCTTGCGCTGCGAGACCTTGAAGTACCCGTAGGCACCAATGGCCGTCGAGAGTCCCATCTGACGGGCCTTCAGGACGATGATCCGGACCTTACCCTCTTGCTCCTCCTGGGCGCGGACGATCTCCGCTAGGCGGCGCTGGGCTTCGTTGAACGAGAGAGGCTTGATCTCTCCGTCCTTGGTCCGGATCTGCAGTGCTTTTCGCGAGTAGAAGTCGAAGTCGTCTCGAAGCCGCTTCCGCACCCTTAGGCGGGCAGCTTCTTGGCTCATGCTTCGTCCGCGGCGCTCTCTTCGTCGGCCAGCTCGTCGAGGAAGGCCTCAGCGGGCTTCACGGTGACTTCCGACTTCTGGGTCGGCTTGGCCTTGGTGTACTCGAGGACAGTGCGAGCGGCCTTGAGCTTCATGTCGGCGCTCTGGCTGCTTCGCATGATCCCAAGGACGGTCCCCATCGCTTCCTGGGCGCCTTCGTCCTCCGGGAGGACTCCTGCGTCTGCCATGATGTCGATCATCCTTTTCGTGTCTTCCTTCGCCATCTCTTGGACGACGAGGGCGTGTTTGACGGTCCACCCTTTCGGGAGTCTGGTTGGGACGCCCAGCTCGCGGCATTTCTCAATGCGGGCTAGTGCGGCCTTGCGGGCTCGGGCGGTACGCTCCTCGGGAGGAACGTCGTTGAGCCGCGGATTTCCCCCTCCGACGCGCTTGGGTGGTTCGGGAGGCAGCTGCGGCTTCTCAAGCGGCTCGCTGAGTGCCTGGGCCACCATGTCGGGGACCGTCTTCGGCTTGTTCTTCGAGCCCTTGGGTCGGCCCCTGCCCCGCTTGGGCTTCTGGGCCTCGAGGGCTTCCTTCAGCCACTTGGGCTTGTTCTTCGACCCCTTCGGGCGTCCGATCTTTGCCACGAGTAGCTCCTAGGTGAGCAGGAGGCGGGTTAGGCCCCCTGCTTCTTTTTCTTCTTGGTCTTTGGCTTCCCGGGGACAGTCTCGGTGTCGAGCTTGTCGTCCAGGTTCATGCCTTCATCGCGCAGCTCTCGGATCACGTTCTTGACGATACCGCCAGCGTAGGCGCCCATCGACTGGATCGGGTTGCCTTGGGCGTCGAGCCAGTTGAGAACCCCCGTGGGGAGCTTCTCGGGCGGGCCTTTCCACTTGGCGTCACGCTTGATCACGCCTTGGTCGGCCAGCTCGTTGATGCGGTCCATGATCTTGAGACCGGCCTTCGAGCCGCCTCGCATGAGGCTGTTCGGATCGGCCATGACGCGGCTGAGGTCTTCGGGCATCAATTCGCCCTTCTTGACCATGTACAGCAGCGCCTGGTCCTGAACCGGCTGAGTGACGCCGGTCTGGGAGTAGATCAGGCCGCGATAGCCGTCCGAGGGGCGCTCGATGTTGCGCTCGACCCTGCGGGAGATCAGGTCGTTGTCCTGACGCACCTTCTGGGTCTGGGCCTGACGAGCGGCTGCAGCGCCTTTCGCTTGATCCTTGAGGTCGGACTGGATCCCGTACTTGATGGCGAGATTGTCCATCGCCTGACGGTATCCTGACGGGCTGATCTGCTCTCCGGCCTTCTCGTACAGGGGAAGACGCTTGAGAGCCTTCGCCGCGGCATCCATGCGGGACTTGTTGATGTCGCCGCCCTTCAGCTTCAGCATGTTCGTGAGGACCGGGGGCGGACCTGGGATCAGGTCGAGGCCCTTGTTCCACGCCTTGCCGAGCATTCCGAGGTTCTGTCCGCCGTAAGCGGGGGTCAGGACGCGGGACGCCTGGAAGCGCATGATCGCCTGTCGGACTGCCTCAGCCTCGGGGCTCTTGCCCAGCCGGTTGAGTTCCGCAGGGGAGATGTCAGCCTTGCGCTGGAGCGCGGTTTGCAGCTCAGTCTTCAGTGACGTCGGAATATCCGGAGCCGCGGTGATCATCTTGTTGAGGCCCGCGAAGCCTTCCTTGCCGACGGCGTTGATTTGCTCGACCGTCAGGGGCGCACGTCCCTTCGGAGCGGCGCCTTTCGGGGCTTGGTCCTCGGCCAGTTTCGCCATGCCTCGGACCACATCGACCATGTGAGCGCCGTACGGGCTGTTCCGGACGTTCCGGACGAAGCGGGCGCGAGTGGACGGGACGTGTTCGAGGGCTTGCGGGCTGACCGCACCGCCACCAACGACCGCGCCGAGGATCGGGGCAATGTCGCTGTTGGGGAAGATGTCGCTCGCGGCCTGAGATCCTACGCCGCCGCCCACACCCATGCGGATGAGGTTCGCAGCGCCTTGCTCGAGGCCCGCACCGCCAGCAAGGGCGCTTGTGGCGCCTCCAGCGGCTGCGGCGAGATACTTGTCCAGGGCCGTCTTGGCCTTGCCGAAGTCGCCCGCGAGGGCGTCATATGACTGGTTGGCGAGGCCTGTGAGCTGGGGGCCCAAGGTCTTGCCGAGTCCGCCCGGGAGGAACGTGTTGAGCGCTCCTTCCCCAGCAGTGCCGAGAAGGTCGATTAGGCCCTGCCCACCGCCGCGGGCCACGACGGCTGCGACGTGACCGGGATTGGCATCGGGGCTCGGGGCCTGAGTGACTTCGCCGTTGAACGCGAAGTTGGCGTTCGGGCCGAAGCGTTTCTCCTCGCCCTGGCGGATCGAGAGGCCGTGCTTGGACAGCATCGCCTGAACGTCAGCCAGTGAGGCGCCGCTTTGGGCCATCCGCGCAGCTTCTTCGTTCGCCGCTTTGATCTCGGCGAGGCGTTCGGGGCTACGCTCGGCGGGCGCGGGCGCTGGGGCGTCCTGAGGCACCTCCATCGACGCTTCCTGAGGAGGCGATCCGGGGGTATCTGGGAGTGTGTCGCGTCCTGAGCGGGCCAGAATGGCGTTGGCGTAGGCGTGGGTCTTCGGTCCCCACTGCCGCTCGTCGGGTCCACCGTGATAGTACATCAGGGCTTTGCCGAGGTCGCCGTTGTACTTGGCTAGGCCCTCGTTGAAATAGGCCCTGCCGAGCTTGAGCTGGTAGTCGAGGCCCTCTGGGGACTTCGCGGTGAGCAGCTCCGGTCGCCACGGAAGGCCGAGCTTGTTGGCCATTTCACGGGCGGTGTCGGGGAGAGTCTGGGCGGCGCCGAGGGCATTGCCGTAAGGGGTGTCGGGGCCGACCGCACCGGCCTCGCCGTGGCTCTCGTGATGAACCAGCGAGCTGAAGACGTCGTTCGGATCCGAAGACCGCGGAGTCGGCGACGGGGAAGAGGCGTGACCCGCCGCCTTAACGATTTCCTGGATCTGCGCGTCCTGCTGATCGGGCGGGAGGCTTAGAAAGCTCTCGTCGACCTGGACCTTGCCGACGCCATCGATCTGAATGGTGCGTTCGGCCATGTGGGTTCCTTTAGTCTACGATGCGCCACTTGACGCCATGTGAGGTCACGCCTTCGCGGGCCTGGCGCCCTGTTTGGGCTGCGGTGCCGCGGCGCGATTGGCCTTCTTGCAGTCGCTTTAGTTCAGCGTCCGAGAAGCCGATCATCTCGTCGATGGCCTTGTTGAACGAGCTGCTGCCCATATCGAGGCTGGGCTGCGCCGCATTGGCCATCTGGCGCTCGTAGTTCGAGACCTGGCCCTGGCCTTGGAAGGCCTTCGAGCCGAAGACGCGGATGTTCGCGATGATCTGCTCGGCTTCTCGCTTGGCGTCCGGATCGATGCCTGTGACGGCACCGGCTTCGGGGACGACGCTCGTGAGTGCTCGCATGGCTTTGTTGCCCATGCCGAGGCCGAGGCCTATCTTGCCGGAGTTAGCCAGCTCCTTCAGCCGGAGCAGCTTCTCGCGCATCAGGTTGGCCTGGTTGACTTGGCCTGGGATCTCGGCGTCCGCCTTGCCCTGAGCTTCGAGGAAAGACTTGGTGTAGGGGTCACGGGGACCCATCGCGTCGATCTCTTGCTGCCTCAGGCCGACATCCTGGCTGTGCATTCCCTCCTGCGAGGCGATCTGCGCGGCCTGACGGCGATCCGAGGCCGCGATCATGGCCGCGGTGCGGTCCATCTGGGCGTCGTTGTTCGCAGCCATCCGGTCGGCGATTGCCTGGGCTTGCTGCTTCTGTAGAGCTTGCTTCCCGGCGAAGGCGATCATCGCCTGTTGCGTCTGGTAGTCCTGGATCGGCTGATTGGGCACGAGCCGCGTCGAGCCGTCCGGGGACTGCTCGTACGTGAAGGCGCCATCGGCCAGCATCTTGCGCTCGGGGTTCTCCCATGCGTGGCGAGCGGCCTGAGCGCCCTGGGCGCCCTTGGCGAGGCCGTCGAGGAAGCCGTTGCCTGAGAGAAGGCCCGCGCCGAACGCGAGCAAGGCGTCTGACTTCCACGGCTGCAGGATGTTCATCGCTGCGCGGCCTGAGGGAACGGAACCGGTGTCGGGCTTCGGGAAGCTGACCGGCATCTCGTCGAGGGGCTGAGGCGGATCCTTCGGAATGACACCGAGTTCGATCAGCTGAGTGAGATCGAGTGCCATTGATTAGCCTCCTGGCTTGAAGAGTCCGAACGCTCCGGGGAACGCGCCGCCTGTGCCGAACATTGCGCCCGCCGCCATTCCGGCGCCGAGAAGCCCGCCGAGAAGGCCCGGGCCGCCGCCGCTCGTCTTCTGGGTCTGGGTGCCGCCCCAATTGTTGGAGCCGACGATCCCGTAGTACTGGTTGAGCAGATTCATGTCGCGGGTGTCGTTGCCCATCCAGCGAGCCAGCTCAGAGTCGTAGTAGTCTTGGAGATCCTGCTCCTTGATCTGGCCAGCCTGGATCATGGCGTTCAGGTTCCCCATCGTCATGGCGTTGGAGCCCATGAGGCCCTCGTAGCCCATGCCGATGCCGGAGCCGTACATGCCGGGGATCATGCCCATCGCGCCGAGGTTCGTACCGCGGGCGCTTTCGGCAAGGCCGAGGCCACGGGCCCAGGCGTCACCACGCATGTTCGCCGCTGCGTCGGCCATCGCCTCTTCAGCACCGCGGGCAGCGATGCCTTCAGCCACGCCAGCGCGGCTCGAGTTGATGTTGCCGGTCGCGGTCGCGGCGCGGTCAATCGACGGCATCACGTTTTCGGTGAGGTTCCGACGAATGTCGCGGCCTACTGCGTCGATCTGGCCCTGGAGGTACGGATTGTCGGCGTACGCGCCCGCGGCGTTGATGTTCGCCTGGGTCGGATCGGCTGAGGCCATGTCGCCGAAGGCGCCGATGGACTTGAGGAACTGGGCCGCGGAGCCCGACAGGAGGTCATTTGCGGACCCGCCCATCGCACCGGCATATTCCGCACCGGTACCGCCCACGTAGTCACCGATGGCGCCAATGCCTTGCTCTGTAAGAGGATCAAGACGAGCGGACAGCGGCCCTTCATACCACGGGGTGCCGACCTTCGAATCGAAGATCGACTGCGCGGAGTCGAAGATGTGCTGGAGCTGCTGTGCCTGGGGGTCCCAGGGTTTGCTCGTCGTGGTCGTCTTCTGAGCGCCTCCGAAGAGGGTACTCATAAGACCCATTTGAGGGATTCCTTGATGTCGGAGTTTAGAGGCCCGCTACGTCGATCAGGCCGAAGGTTCCTTGGTTGACGACGTTCGTGCCGCCACCGGAGCTGATTATGTTGTCGAACCTCTGTCCCATGAGGTCATTCCCGGACCAGTAGAAACCAAAGGTCCCGATGGTGATCTGACCCGCGCTCGGATGGTCGATATCCATGAACCACGGGAAGATGATCGGAGCGAGAGCGTACGTGGCGCCCGCGGGCTTTGCTCCGGACACGGCGACAAAGGCCCCGCTCGGGGGATGGACTGCGCCACCGCCGCTGATCGAGGTAACGATCTCGCCTTTGGGCTTCATGTACCGTTGTTCGCTATCGAACGCGATCAATCCGGCGCTGGTGAACACCTGGAGTCCTGCCCCGTGCAGAGGAGGCGTGGGAGGGACATCGAACAGGTAGTAGGTCACGGTCCCACTGGTGTAGATCGTGTACGTGTACGTGCTGCCACTTACCGAGACGGACCAAATGGCCCCGAGATTGTCTCCCCCGAGGGCCAGAACCGGTGTCGTGCGGTTGCTCAGGACCAGGGTCGCCGGGTTGCCACTGACTGTGCCCTTCTGAATGAAGGCGAGGTTCCGGAAGGTCTCGTCGATCTGGAGGACGCTTGAGGGGCCAATTACCTGAAGACCGGCTGTCATTTAGTACAATCCGTAGAACTCTTTGTAGGTGAGTCCCGCCTGGGGGTTCGTCATGTTCAGCGGGATGCGGCAGCGCCACACTTGCTCGCTTCCGGTCGGCGTCGGGGCCGTCGTCCCGGTGATGCGGGCGATCCGCATGCTCGTGGTGTCGAGTACGAGGTTCCCGTCGGCGTCCCAGACTTGAAGCCCTGCAGCCATTTACCAGACTCCCAGGCGGACGCGCTTCACGTTGGAAGCGTCGTAGCACTCAATGAGGTTGTCCTTGATCTCGACGCGGGCGCCGGTCGTCGCTGTGCGGAGCGTTCCGATGGTCGCTGTGATCGCCGACAGCGTGGCGACGTTCAGAGCCGTTGGGCTGACCGAATCCGCCTTCAGCTCGGTGCCGTTGATCTTCACTTGGCCCCCGACGACCTCAAACGGGGCGACGGAGTCGGCGTTGGAGGGGTTCACGACCGCGAACCGGTCTGCGGAGACGATAAACTCGCCGCTGCTGCCGTTGTTGTTGAGGACCCAGCCCGTCACGTAGCCGTTCACGTCGAGCTGGACGCCCGCTTTGGCCTGGAGGCCGTTAACGGACGACTGAATGGACGTGATCGTGGCCGTGTGACCCGATACGGTCGTCGAGAGGGTCGAAACGTCTGACGCAATGGCGCTGTCGGCGTCAATTCGGGCCGTTTGCTCCGAGGTGATCGCCGCGGTGTTGCCGTTTACGGTCGCCGTGAGGGCCGTAATGTCCGCCGCAAGGGCGCTATCCGCGTCGATGCGGGCCGTTTGCTCGCTAACGATCAACGCCGAGTTCGTGGGGATGCGTCCGTCGGTGTTGTCGACCCAGGACGACGTCGCCGCGTCGTAAATGTACGGGTGATTGTCGGCGCCAGTGTCGTACCAGAGGTCTCCGTCCTTCAGAGGGCGGTCGACGGTCCCTGTGGGCTCGGTGTCCTGCCGGAAAACTGCGGATCCGGCGGTCGCGGCGACCACAGTGATCTGATCGGCGAGCGCGGAGTCCCCGTCAGCTCGAGCGACCTGTTCCGCGGTGATCGCGGCCTCGAGGGCGCTGTCTGCATCCTGGAAATCGGCAATGACGGTGTTGATCTGATCGGCGAGGGCTTCGTCTTCGGCAGCGCGAACGGTCTGTTCGGTGGTGATCGCTGCGTTGATGTCCTCGCCGACCTGGATCGAGAGTTCCTCGACCTGTTTCTTGGTGTTGGCGTCGGTCGCGACCGCCATGTTCTCCATCGAGTTCTGGACCTTCTCGAACTCGTCTTCGACATACATGCCGATACTGTCGGGGAGAGCAGGACGGATCCCCCGGACGTACCTGGGGTAGTCGAGGGGATTCTTTTGAGTCGATGGATTGGTCATGGATTAGCCTCGTCGGCCTCGGGCCTTGATGTCCGCGTCGATGCCGCTGAAGTCGAAATCGCCCAGGCCGTCGTAGTAGAGGCGGTAGGCGAGATAGCGGCCAGCGATACGGCCCGTGTCGACCTTCGAAGTGGTGCGGGGATCAAACTCCATTTGGGCGCCCCAGACGGGCTGCTGGCCGACGATGTCGGTAGCGCCGAACTGGAAGCGGACTGGCTGGTCACCCTCGAGCCCGAGCTGCGGGTAGATCGTGTGGATCACCTTGTAGTAGGGGAGCGGGACGCCCTCCTCGTCGAGATCCAGGCCGATGCGCTCAATGAACACGGGCTTGGTCGCCTCAGGGCAGACGGGCTTGTTAAGGCGACCGCCGACCACGAGATCCAGGCCGACCAGTCGCGAGGCCGTGAGGCCCTGCGTGGTGTCGATCCGGCTCGTGAACAGCGAGTGCTGCTCGAGATCGTCGTCAACGCCCTTGTAGGTGCCGCCGTACTCCTCCCAGGTGACGTCCGGAGCGGTCGTCCATGACTCGCCGGTCGGGATGTTCGACAGGCAGTGCCCGGTGACGTTGGGGAGGTCGTAGTAGGACCAGGTGTCGTTCACGTAGTTGTAGACCGCGGCGCGGTTGCAGCCGGTCGTCGGGTTCTGGAAGCCCACCAGGCGGTCGCCCGAGGGGTAGCAGAAGTGGATCTCGTTCAGGTGCGGGTGGTGCGCCACGAAGCAGAGGTGCTGGAGGTCGAAGATCAGCGAGTTGAAGATCTCGTCCTTGACCTTGCCGTGGGCAATCGAGCGCTTCGTGGAGCCGTCATGGACGTAGATGTCCGTGCGGTCGAACACGTAGTGCAGCGAGTCCACCTGGACGACGCAATTCTGGTTGATGATCCCGCAGCGGTCGTAGAGCTTGCGGAACTGGAAGAGGAAGTTGCCGCCGATGTAGGACATCAGCCACACTTCGTTCTCGCAGTAGAGGATGAAGTAGTCGCGCAGGGACAGGCCGTCGATCAGCCGCGAGCGCATCTCGTTGACGATATTCTCGCCCGCGCTCTTGGTCGTGTCCGCGATGTCCCAGGAGTTCGGAGGACCGCCGAATTGGGCGATGTCCGACCACTTGACCATCGTCGGGTACTCGGTGCCCGCCTTGGACACGTTCATCGCGACGAGGAAGTCCTTGTAGGATCGCAGTGAGCCACAGCGCCACCCGGAGTCCCAGGCCGTGAGGGGCTCGAACTGGGCGTCGTTGGGGCGCTTCTGGAGCGGTACGCCGTCCTTACGATTGAGGTAGGCGACGGACCCTAGGAACGTGTTCGTCCACGGGTTCGTAGAGGTCGCGATAGTGGGGCTCGCGGGCGAGATGTCCACAGGGGCTGACCCGGAGAGCGACAGGATCTCGGAGCCATCCGCGGCGACAGCAACGATCTGGTCGTCGCCTTCAACCACTGGAGGAATGGCGAAGCAGAACCCGGGCTCGAACCCAGCGTCATACGCAAGTACCTCTCGCCACAGCGGGCCGCGGGCGATCTTGGCGTTCTCGAAGCGGACGTTCACGCCAGCCGAGAGGGCATTGGGCGGGAGATCGTACGGGTGGAGGTCCGAGATGATCCCTTCCCCGCCCAGTTGTCGAACAGGGAGGTTGGACATCGTTATATTACCATTCGTCGTCGCGACCGAAGCCGATGGGATTGGGAAGCCAGGTGATCATGTCCCCGTTGGCGTCCAGGATTCCGGTGTCGACCGGGCCATGCTCGTCGACCGTGAGGCCATTGAGCAGGAGCGGGTAAGGCTCGTCCCAGTCACACCTCGGCGATATCGTCGCAGTGGAGGTCAGCTTCCTCGTGCCGTAGCGTCGGGCCATAGCGAAACTTCTCTTTGATCTTCGCGTGGACGGTCTTCACGAGGCTCGACAGGTCCCCTCGGTCAGCGATGCGCCGAATGGGGATCAGCATGACCGCTAGACCTTGATGATGAAGTGGAGCCCAATGACGGGAGGGAGCGTGTCGATGGTCAGGTTGATCGCGCCGAGCGAGACGGTCCCGCTGAAGGTGTGCGAGTGGTCGCCCTGACTGTCTGTCGCCCCGGAGATCGTGTGGCTGTGCGGGTTCGTGATCGAGGTCACGTATGGGCCGGTGTCCGATCCCACGACCGAGTAGTCGCCGGTTCGCGTACCGAAAGTGACGCTCCCCGCGGCAGCTGCCAGGGTCCCGCCGCCGTGCGTATGGGCCCCAGCGACACTGGTGGTCCCTGAGACGTTGGCGGTCGCTCCGCTGGTCGACCCGGAGCCCGTCTTGGCACCAGCAGTGGCGCCGAGGGTCGGAACGGATCCGCTCGTCGCCTTGACGCCCATCGGGATGCGGTCGGTCATGTCCGGGGTGGTGATCGTACCGGAGCCATCGTACTTGTTGACCGTCTGCCCGTTGCAGAGGGCAAACCCGTCGGGCACGTCATTCGAGGCCCCATACCACATGAGGATCGAGCCCACCGGGACACTCGAGGCGGGACTGTTGATCTCGTCCTGAGTGAGGGTGACCGGACCAGTGATGTTCGGGAAGGTGTTCTTGAGGACGCTCTTGATCAGACGGAGGTGATCGTCGCCCTGCTTGAGGAGGTCGGTAGCAGCCGGGTTGAGGGGCTCCAGACCATCGATGTAAGAGGCGGACTCAATAGCCATGTAGAGGGGACCTTAGGTCAGGCCTAAGGGACTTGAGTGACTTAAGGGACTAGAGAGTTTCTATATATCTCTCTTCGTCTAACCTTAAGTGACTAAAGCCCCCTATAGTCCCCCACTAGGGTGACTTAAGGGCCTATGGTTGAGCTTGGGAACCACGGTGTTGCGTCTGGTTCCATCTAATACTCTACGTTTTAGCCCAAAAGTGTGACATCGCGTTGGAATATAAGGGGAAATCGGGAGGGGCAGGATCCTCGGTCCAGGATGGTACCTAACGTCCCTGCGGGTCCCATAGTCACCCGGGGTTCAGGTTGACCCCTACCCCCTCGAGATATTCGACTATTTTTCGGGAGGGACCCACTGCTCTCAAGGGTCGAACAACAACAACAACCGCGAGGGGCTTTAGCGGCTTTTTGAAATCGATTGTAACGGGGGACAACGGTCCCTGCAGCTGTCGAGAAGGGACCCGATTGGCCAGCAATCCCACGCACTTAGTCCCTCCAGCCCTCACGATCCTAGGTTATCTCCCGTTTGCTCAAGATATGACATCCGGAGCATGGGAGATTGGACATATGGGGCGCGAGGGACTGAGGGGACAGGCGGGACAGCGGGGGACATTGCGACCGAGCGCTATGCCTCATCCCGGGCATTGGCTTTGAGTGAAAAGGTAAGACGTAGACCAGGGCGCATGGGTCTAGGAGCGCCGTAGAGCCACCGTACAGCAGCGATAGGCATGCGTCGGGTACATGACAGCCAGATTGTCTCCGATGCGCTCTAGCATGCCTTTACGGCGCTCTGTGACGATAGTGGATGATTGGCGACTGTAGCCAACGGGATAACAAAAGGGACGGCCAGTCACCCAGCCGTCCCCTCAGTTGTTGGCAGTCCGTTCGGTCAGCTGTCAGTCGGTAGACAGCCCCGCCGCGTCTAGGTCCGTTTCGTCCTCTTTGGTCAGCATAAGCTCTAGGACGTTAGCGTATGCGTCACGTCGATTGTGAACCGACGCACGGTCGCGGAGGGTGGCAATCTCCTGCTTCAATTCGTTCCAAGCGTTGCGATAGTCCATCATCTCAATTCCCCTTCGCATATTGCCGCGCCTTGCGGACGAACAGTGAGCCGAGTGAGGCGATAGTGCCGCGAGGGTCGGTAGTCAGGATGTCGAGCGTCTGCACCTTGCGGGCTTCACGCTTGGCAATGATAACTTCACCGTGACCGACTGAGGCGATGTGTCCCCCGGCTGGCACCTGATAGACCACGATCCGCGCCGAGTAGCGATTGAGGAACGTGCGCGCCTTCAGCGGGAACCAATCGAACAGGGACGCGAGGCTATCACAAGCGTAGAGGCAGGGCCCATGCGCTTCCCTGAACGGTTCGTCCGTGTAGTCCATCTGTTCGTGGTTGAGCTTGGCCAGTCTCACGCATCCATCGCGGTCTAGCTCGTGGTAGGCCTTCAGGTTCTCCTCTTGAGTGTCGCCACAGCCGTTGTACGGACCATAGCCGTTGGGCATTTCGATCCGGTAGACGTTCGTCGGCTTGGCGACCGAGTGACCCGCATCGGCCTGAATGCGGCCCGCGCCCTCGCACATCATGTCGAAATCGATTGGATTAAGCATGTCCGTGTTCCCCTCAAAAGATGATTGCGGAAAGAATAGCCAGAGCAACCACGGTCCAGACCGCACCTAGCGCCAGTTGCTCCATATTCGTTGGAATGTATGGCTGTCGTTCGTTATGCATCGCGCATGACCTTTCCGCCGATGCGAACATAAAAAACGATAGCAATCACTATGACCACGAATGACATACTACCATCTCCCAGTCTTTAGACGAGCGGCCATGCAGATCAGCAAAGTGATAGGCATGGTGGCGATAATGGCGACCATCAGCATATCGCCCAGGGCTTCCCACTGTTGCGCCACTGTAAGGATGCAATCGCTCACTGTTCTATCTCCCTTCAATCAATTGCTCGGATATCGTCGATGAAGCGGCTGACCCAGCCGTCCGCGATCCGAATAGCCATGTAAGAAGCGCCGAGCGCGAGTAGCGCGATACTGAAAATCGCAAGCCACCACTCGGCATGGTGAAACTCGTTGATTGCATAGCCTACGGCGCAACCGTGTTCGGCAACGACAAAGGCCGAGTGACAACGAGCGTGGATAGTCTGAAGGATTGCCATTACTTGCTCTCTCCTAGCGATGTGAGGGGTTCCGACTTGACCAGATGCGCTTTGGTTGGATCGAACATGACTTGATACTGCCCAAAGCGGACTGCATC